GTGAAAGCAACAGCAAAAGCAGCAGCAGAAAGAAAAGCAGCAAGAGGAGGAGCAACAGAACTTGCGGTGACTGCTGAAGAAGAACTTGCTGGCCCAGGTGGCAGATTCGCCGGTATCACAAATCTTTTAGGTGACCCACGAGCAGAAAGAGAAGCAGACGCATTTGACGAAGGGATAAGACAAGAATATCGTCGCGGAGCAAGACCCACCTCACCTACAAGGACAAGACCTCAAGCATTTACAGAACAAGAACAAAGAGAGTTCAGACAAGGTATTGAAGAAAGAGGAGCAGCAAGAGAAGCAGCAGCAGCAGAAGAAACAGCAGCACCTGCACTTGAACGAGTAGCAGCAGGAGCAGGTGAAGAAATAACTGAAGACCTAGCAAAAGCAGCAGCAGGAGGTGCTGGCAAAGTAATAGGCAAACTTGCTGGAGGTGTTGCTCGTGGTGCTGGTGTTGCTGGTGCTGCTTTATCTGCTGGGACAGCAATTGAAGGTCTCATGGACGGCAAAAAGTTTGAATGGGATAAACAAGGTTTAGAAATTGGTGGAGCATTACTTGATATTTTAGGTACAGGTGCTGAGTTTATACCTGGTGGTCAATTAATAGGTGTGGGTCTTCAATTAGCAGGGACTGCTGCTTCAACTGCTGGTTCTGCTGTTGAAGCATTAGATATTGAACCTGATCAAGCAGACGCAGAACAAAAAGCAAAGGATTTACAATCACAAACTCAAAGTGATTTAGAAGCAGAAAGAAAACAAGTGATATCAAGAGTAACTCAGGCAGGTGCTGGAGGAGCAGCAGTTGGTAGAGAACAACAATAATATTTTGATTTTTAAGTTTTTTAATCTTTTTTTTTATAATTTTTATTTAATAATTTTTATATATTTATTAAATATAAAATGAGTAAATCTTTTTGGAGAGCAGAGTCAACAATCCCTATTGTGCAAACTTCAAAGGCAATCACTGCCTTAAATGGTCTTAATTTTGAGCCAGGTCAAGAATTAAGAATTAAAGTCCCACCCACTACAAAGTTTTTTCAACCACAAGAATGTTATGTTCAAGCAGATATTAAGTTAAGTGGTGGCACGGCAACCGGTGAAGCAACTAAACTTCAATTAGACGCAGCACTAGGAGGACAGGTTCTAATCAAGGATATTAGGATCTATACTTCAGCAGAAAAAGGATCTGTATTGCTTGAAGAGATTCAGGGATACAACTCCATGGTTTCTGTCATGCGTGATTTTGATACTAATGATAGTGAAAAGAAAAAGAGAGCATTAACTGAGGGAGCAACTATATGGTTGCCTAATACTCGTGGCACACAAGGGACAACGAGATCTGATACGGCAAATATTCTAGATAATCCATATTTTGCTGCTGATAAACTAACTGGCACAGATAAAGACACACCATTTACAAATGCTCAGTTTAATACTGCTAAACTTTGTCTCCCATTAGAAACAGGTATTTTTAGATCGGATCGTGTATATCCTAATCTCCTTACTGGTCTTGAAATTGTTATTACCCTTGAAGAAGCAGGTCGTTGTATTACTCAACTTGATAGTGTCATGAGAAACAAGAGACTTGCCCTCAACCCAGTTTTCTTATCTCGTAATGGATCTACTGCTGGTGCTGACGCACTTATTGCAAATGGTGATACTATTGCTCAGATAGTCCTTGCTAAAGATAATTCTCAGAACTCTCCTGAGCAATGTCCATTTAGTGTAGGTGAACGAGTTGCCATTGTCACTTCTGATAATGCTTCACTATTGACTACTGATAAAGATCTTGTTATTTCTGAAATTGACCAGAATGCCTCAGGCACTACAATTAAGTTTAACCCAGCAGACGCTAAATCAACTCATGCTGACCCATTTGCTGCTAATGCTGGATCGTATGTAGTATCTATGGCAGCAACGGATAGGTTAGGTGCTGTAAATGCTGATTACAAACCTTCTTATGTTTTAAGTAATGTTGAATTAGTTGTTCAAGAAGTTGACATGGGGAGTGGATTTGAGAGTGATATGTTATCGGCCATGAAAGAAAAAGGTGTAATTGTTCAAGATATTCTAAGTTGTCAAAATTACAGATACTCTTCTTTAGCAGGTGAAGTTGCCCTAAATATTCGGTTGCCCCTAAATAATGCCAGGGGTAAGGCAATCGTTTCGCAACCATGTGACTCAACACCTTACACTGACTCTGCTCGTGTTTCTTGCACTGGCACTTACAATGTAGGTGGTGACCATGCTGACAAGACAATGAATCAGTCGGTTGCTGGTCTTCGTGGTATGTCTGATAGTATCACTAATTATCAGTTCTTATACGACGGCAGACTTCAACCCAGTCGTCCGGTTCGTTGCTCTAAGACTTCTTCTAAAGTTTCTATTGATCAGCAACCATTGATTGAGACAACTAAAGCACTTGTTCAGAGTGATATTTCTGCTAAGTCTCTTCATGCTTTCAATAGCAACTGGTTAGTATCAAGGGCATTAGCACTCAATTCAGGAGTTTATGATACTCGCAATAAAGATTTCAATATTCAGATAAATTATGAAGGCACAACTCCCACAAAAAATAAATTATGGAACAATTTTGTCTTTCATTTAAGGAGAATCAATATTCGTGGAGATTCAATTGCTGTAGAATATTAAGTTAAAGTTTAATTTGTTTTGTTAGTTTTTTTTTTGATAATATAATAATATTTTAATTATTATAAAATATGAGCAATCGTTACCTTTCAATTAAACCCAGTAATTCAAATGCCAGTCAATCATATCGTGACGGACGACCGGTTATTAGTTTCACTATTGCAGAATCTGAATCTGTATTAGTCCCTTCTTCTGTTAGATTCTGTGGTCGTCTTAATGTTTACAAGGATTCTGCTCGTAGCAGAGTTGAAGCAGCAGATCCACTTGCTATGGATTCACGCACAGGCATGTGGTCTGTTCTTGATCAGGTTGTTTTAAGTAGTGCTACCAGCAAACAAACTATAGAACACATAAGACATGCGAATAGGTTCTATTCAAGTTATTTAGGAGTTACTTCAAGTGAACAATCTCTTATAGGTCATTTTGGTGAAACTGGTCTATCTCTACCCAGCACTAATGGTCAGAAGCAGTCTGTTGTTGAAGAAGGTGTAGGTACAAACTCAAATGAGTTCTGCATTCATATCCCTACTGGTATGTTGTCAGGCACGAGTGCGATCCCACTTTCTAAGCGAACAGGTATTGGTGGTTTGACAATAGATCTACACCTTGCTCCTGACAGCATGGTTTTATTTAACACTAATGGTAGTGCTACTCAGTTCTCTGACGCATTCTATGAACTCACTGATTGCCAGTTAGTTTGTGAAACTCATTCTCCTAATCCTGAAGATACTGCTAAAATGGAGGCAATGGGTGGTTTTGAATACAATTCTATTTCAGGATATTATTCAACTATTAATTCAACAAATGCTGTTATTAATTTCTCGCTGGGTTTAAGCCGTGTTGAGAGTGTATTCATGAACTTTATTCAAAGTTCTTATCTTAATAATATCGCACAGAACTCTCTTCAAACTATTATCCCTATTACTAAAACAGGTGCTATTGCTGATCTGTCGCAGGTTGTATTTACTAAGGGTGGGTCAAGATATCCTCTTGATTATAATGTGGATACTCAGTTTAAGAAAGATTCAACTAATAAGAAAGTTGATCCACAAGTTATCAGAAACTTCATTAATTCTGTTATACCATTTAATCAACTAACTCACACAAGCATTTCACCAGTAAATACTAACAAGAGATACACTACAAATGACAACAGCGTTCTTGAAGGAGGTTCTCTCTATGGTGTAGGTGTAGCATATGACATTTTAGGATCTACTGCTGGTGGTAATTTCAGTGACGACGCATGGGGTGTTCAAATGGATTTAGGTCTTACTGACGATAATCCTACTTCTGCATTTATCTATGTCCACTCTAAGAATACTATTCTTTTTAAAGACGGACAGATTCAGGTAATTCAGTAATTTAAAAATTGAGAAAATTAAATAGATATTATTAATTTCTATAATTAAGTATAATACTTAAAAGAATGAGTTATAATAAGAATATAATAAATATAAAAATGAATAATCAAAATTATCTCCCTCAAGATATTATGTCATTAATTCTAAACATGAGAACCGAATCTAATAAAAATGATTTAGAAGAAAAAATTGAAATATGGAGAGAAGAAAGTGAGAATCAATATATATATCTAACAAATGAAATAGACGAATATTTTATAGAAGAACTTGCACAATATAATCACCTGACTATGATTGAAGACGCAAAATTATTTAGTCCTTTTGAAGTTTTAAGAATGCTGAGAGAAGAAAAAGCACATTTTTGAAGTTTTTTTTAATTATCTATACTTAATTTTTTTACTTTTTTTTTTATAATTTTTATTTTTCTTTAAATATAAAATGAGTATGTCTATCCCCTCTATGCTTCAACCTGGTATGATAGGATCTAATCCTGAACAACGAATTGATACTGATATCTTAGAACCTGTTATTTTTTCTGAATCTTTTATCCGTTATGAATTACAGAATAAGGGTCTATTGAATCCTTCGTCTCGTCTTACTTTTTCACTCAAAGGTCATGGTGACCACAATTCATTCTATCCATTAGGTGTAGGTGTTAATTCTATCGTTGAAAGAGCAACTCTTAAGATAGGAGGTAAAACTATTTGTGAAGTTCAAGACTGGTCGCACTATCAAGCATACAAGTCTATGTTTATTGAGCAGTCTGTAATTAAAGAGCGTGAACAATATACCTCTGCTCGTTGCTTATCTAATGCTGTTGTATATGAACAAGATTCTGAGGTTTCTCAAAAGATAGGTATTGACAATGGCAAGGAGTTCAAGAACAACGCAACTCCTGCTGATACTGAATTAAAGGTTCATTCTTTTCAAAAACTAACTAATCAACCGGTTTTCTCAATTAAGTTAGACGACCTATTTCCAGCAATTGCTGGGATTCAGTTACCGCTCTTTCTTCTAAGAAGTGATCAGGCAGTACAGGTTGAATTAACCCTTGCTGATTCTGTAGGTAAGAGAGCATGTCTAGCACAGGGTGTTGCTAATGCTTCGGCAACTCATTCTTTTACACTAGATCAGACTGAGTGCCGTATGATCGCAGATCACACATTTCTTGACGGAGACGAAATGAATCAGTTTGCAGCAGCAAATCGTGATTTCTCATTCATGTTTCTTGAACCTCGTATGACAAAAACGACCCTTACTACTCAGGCTGAAGCACAGAATGTGATTCGTAATGTAGGTGGTGCTGGTCGTTTAGTATCTAAAATGTTTGTAGGTGTCACTTCTGCTAAAATGAGTGTGGATACTGGTGCTGGTGTTGGTAATGTTAAGGGTCTCTTAAATGATTATCGTGCTATTGCTCCTGAAAGCACTGGTGCGAGAACCTATGGTAAACTTGTTGCTAATGTTAAAAAGAATGACGAGTTCTTATATCCACTTGACAGATCTAACTCTGCCCTCCATTTTCATGGTGTATCTGATACTGAAGGATCTCCTCCTCATGTTGTTAGGACAGAATATGCTCGTCAGGGTGCTGCCCTAGTTGATAAGAAGTTTGAAGGTTATTCTATGGCAGGTGCTAATGAACTTGCTGGTCAATTCTTCTACAATGCATACCGCCTGAATGACGGAGATCGTGTTGATTCTCGTGGTCTTGAATTACACCACAAATATGAAAACCTTGCTGCTGCTGAAGCACCATATACTTCTCGTTGCTGGATTGAGATTCAGAAGGTCATGAGAATCACTGACGGAGTTGTAGATTGCTACTATGCCTAAGTGTCCTCAAAGTCTTCAATGTCCTCAAAAATAAATAAAATATTTATGATTTTCAAAAATTAACCTTCTCTCTTTTTCATATTTCATTCTAAAAAAAAATGAAATTATTCTAAATATTTTTGCGGACTTTGAGGACACTGAGGACATTTCTCAAAAATAATATATTTTATAATTATATAATGGATTTACAATTGAGAATAGATAATTACCATAAGTCATACCCTAAATATTCAAAATTATTGATAAATAATGATTGCATTGAAGGGATATGGGTCATGGGTAATAATTACACAACAAAGACTAATTTATATGGTGCTTATCCCTACGGATATTTAGACAGAATATATTCTATGTATCCTTTAGTCCCTCACAAGACATTGCATTTATTTAGTGGATCTTTACCTGATAGTAAATATTATGATAAAGTTGATTTTAACACAGGGATCAATGCTGAGAGCATGTCTGAAATAATACCTAATGATTTTTATGAATTAATACTTTCAGATCCACCATATAGTATTGAAGATTGTAATCACTATGGGTGTTGTATGGTAAAACGCAATGTTGTTTTCAAAGAGTGTTATAAAGTTTTAAAAAAAGGTGGTATTTTAATATGGTTAGATCAGGTATTACCTAACTATAAAAAAACAGAGTTCAATATAATAGGACGAATAGGTATGGTTAAATCAACAAATCACAGATTTAGAGTTGTGACCATATTTGAGAAGATTTAATTTTTAATTAGTTCATATTTAAATCTTTTTTTATATATATAATATAAATGACAACTAAAGAAAATCTTGCTGAAACTATAAAGAAATCAAGACCTAAAGCAAAAGATTCAACGATAAAAATGTATGTATCTAACCTCATGAAACTAATGAAATTATTTGAAAAAGATAATTTAAAGTTTTTAAATAAACCTCAAGATATATCAGATAAATTAAGTGCTTTACATTATACAACACAGAGAAACTATTATAATGCAATTATTGTTTATTTAATGTCTATATCTGAGGACGACGAAACACTTAAAGAATATAATGATTTAAGAGACGATCTAAATAAGAAGTATGAAGAAGAACAAGCCACTGGCACAATATCAGATAAACAAAAAGACAACTTTGTTGATATATCTGAAGTGAATAAAATGATTGAAAAAATGGGTGAAGAAATTAAATCAAAAGGGATTAAAAAAAAAGAAGATTTAACGGCAAAAGATAAAGCATTACTTCAAGTATATATTATCTATAATATTTATACAAGAATACCACTCCGCAATGATATTTCAGGCATGGAGGTGATTAATAAAAGAGCATATAATAAATTATCAGAATCTGAAAAAAAAGAGAAAAACTTTTTAGTTGTTAATAAAAATAAAATGTTTTTCGTAATTAACAAGTTTAAGACACAATCTAAGTATCAAGAGTTAAATATTGATATACCTAAGGATCTTGAGAAACTATTAAGAGTGTATATTAGAATCAATGGTATGGGTGTTTTATTTAAGAGTTCAACCGGTAAACCATTATCAAGAAATGCACTTTCACAATTATTGATAAAGACAAGTAAAAAGTATATGGATAAATCAATTTCAACAACCATGTTGAGAAAGATATATTTATCAAGTAAATATTCTAAGGTGAAAGAAGAAATGGAGAAAGACGCAAAGGTAATGGGGCATAGTGTAGGTATGCAGCAATCTGTATATGTTAAGAAAGAACAAGAATCAGAATCTGATAAAGAAGAATAATTTCAGCGTTTAATTATCAAAAAAAAAAAATCTAAAGTTATTATATAAAATGTGGGATTTAATTGAAGATTTAAAGTATGGCAAAATCCGTGAAAAGATTGTTGTTTGTTTTCTTAATAAAAATATATTCACAGACGATCATTTAAAGTTATATTCAAATCAAAAAAAACAAGTAGATTTTAGAAATAGTGAAATTATAGGTGAATTAAAAAGCAGAACTTGCAGACATGATACTTATGATACAACCATGTTTGGATATAATAAGATTAAATATCTTAAAGAACTAAATGACGACAGAGTATGGAGGTTTTATTTCTTATTCACAGACGGATTGTATGTGTGGACTTATAATAAAGACCAGTATGAAGTCAAAGATTTTGACCACAGAGAAAGAGGTGTTATAGATCAAGCCTATATTAACATAAAATATCTAGAAAAACTAACTTCTTTAATAACAAGTAATTCTCAGTTGCCTGACTATTGGCAAGAATATATTAGTTGAACTCAATAACGAAACCACCTTCTTTTCTAATTAATCCATAATATTTTTTTACCTTTTTTTCTCTTTTTTTCTCTAATTGTTTTTTAACTTTATTAGATATAACAGGTTCAATCTTTTCTTTAAGATTAGGATCTTTATTTAATAAATTGATTGCTCTTCTAATAGAAGGTATATCACCATGTACAGATATATCTCTCATAGGGATATGAATCTCTTCATATGATTTAAAGATTGAATAATCTAAATTGAAACCATTATTACAATAAATAATAACTTCTTTTGTAAATCTCATTATTTTTTGTTTTTGTTTGACAGATAGTATTTTATCAGGATTAGGTTTTTGAAGATATTCTTTTAATTCAGATAAATTATTGATCAAGTATATTTCATTATCAGGAGGTATTTCTCCACGATTATTTAATTCACTCCATAGTGTAATTGACAATCTTAATTTGTCCATATGGTTTGCATTAGGGATATCAATCGCAAATGTAGAGATAATTTCAAGTAAGTCACCTTTTGAAAAAGTTTTGTTAATCATTATATTATAATAAAATATTTTAATATAATATAAATAACCCATGCTATCGGTCAAAGAGTTGAGAACATTAATCAAGGCACACAATAAGTTGAGTCAGATAAAGATCCCTCCTAAAGCCACAGGTAAAACATTAATTGAATTAATAGAATCAAATGGATATAAAGTAGATCATGTAAAGAAAGAATTAAAACCAGTAGTTAAGAGAGGTAAGAAAATAACTCTTAAGAAAGCAGAAGAGTTAATGCCTGTTAAAAAAGAAAAGACAGAAGCACAAAAAGAAAAATCAAAAAAAAATAAAAAGCAATCAGTCTTACAATATATTGTAGAAAATCCTGATATTTTAAAACACCCCTCGCTGGGTGCTATAGTAAAAGACTTATTAAAATAATAATTTCTTTTTCTTAAAACACATATATCCGTTTGATTCGTCATTATCAATAATTCTTAATCTTAGTAATGCACTAAGACAATTTAAAAAATATATATGATCTGATCTTCTAATAGGTTGATTATTTTTCTTTCTTGAATATATCTGATTACAAAAACTTAGATATGTTTTTATTTGAATCCTAATGGGTATACCTTTACTTTTAAAAATTAATTCTTCACCTTGATTTAAATATGCTTGACATGTTTTATATTTAGTTAATGGATAACTACTAATTAATAATCCTTTATAATAAAAACAGATTGAACCTTGAGATCCATTGTATATTGTCATTTCTATATTTAAATATATATTATAAATATCTTTAAATATCAATAAATCAAGGATTATTCAATAAATATACCCTAAATAATAGTTATATTTAGATTTAATGTCTATTTTAGCACTTAAAGAATAATAAATTGATCAATTTATGTCTCTAAGTAGTGTAAAAGAGGCATTATTTTAGATTAATATGGTATTTTGACTATATTATATTCAAATAATACTCATTATTTAAGATTAAGCAAGGGATAAGAACCCATTCATGCTGGGATTCACTTCAAATTGTTCTTGAACAATATCTGTCGTGCTACATTCACTATCAGTGTCACTATCTTCAACCATTTCATAGTCAGGATCTATATGTCTTGCATACTCCTCCTCTAGATCATATAATATTTTTAATAATTGTGTTTCTCCTCTTTGAGCCAAGAAAGTTTTGATTTCTTCAATATCAAATCCCATTTATATTATATTAATATATTTTAATTTTCAAGAAATTAACTTATTTTTCTTTTTGACCTGCCTCCATTATTTGTTCAGAAATATCTAACCTATTTGTAATATTTTTACTTATTTTATAGATTACTGCTGAATCATTATTAACTCTTGAGAATGATTGATTAGGATCATGAATACTTGTTGTAATACTTGTTATTGTTTTCTTTTTAGTTATTGTGAACACATAGTCAGACTCACTACTAAATATAAAATCAGTACTTGAATATTGTTTATCACAAATAGCAACTACTGGCAATTGTGCCTCATTATCTACGCCTCCTAAATAATGTGGTCTATCTATAATATCACTTCTTAAACAATAATAGGGTTTCAACATTTTTCGTGGTAAATTAGGAGCGACTAATCCTATTGAAGTTGTCCCCTGTGTTATAGGTGGGGTGAATTGTTGCCTACCTGCTTTGATTTTAGTATTTGTTTTAGCACCTCCTACTACTGAAGGTGTGGGTATTTGTTCTGTAAAATATATAGCACCATATTGATTTACAATATAATTTCTTGTATCAGAAGAAACTATATCTGAATTAGTTGTAGGTATACTCAATGTTCTTCTATTTGTATTATCTATCCTTTGTAATCTGTTATTTTCACCAGTTGTTTGTGATTGTAATGATTCATATGTCCAACCTAAGATCCCCCACAAACCTGTTGAGAATTGTTCTTTAGTATATCCAAAATCGTTTATATAAACTCCACAAGGTGTATCTATGATTGCCCATGGTTGAATGTTGCGATTCATAGAAGATATTTTTCTTTCAAATACTGAAGCATTATTATCATTAAAATCTGCTATAGGATATGAATACTCAGCAGTAAACTCTGAGTCATAAGGTCTTAAATCCGGTGAGTATGTATATTTAGTAACTCTCTTATTTATCTTATAAACTTTTGCTCGTCCGTCTGTTGTATTATCAGCAGGGGTTGAAATATCAGGTATAGTGGCAGAATCTCCTGCTCCATATGCTATTTGACCTATAACCTCCGGTGTGTGTAAATCTTGAAAAAAGAATCTTGACTCAGTGGGGTCATATGACATAATAGGATTGTTTGCTCCTACATAATTTAATCTTAAAGTTTCACCTGAGGCATAATCTATTTGCGTGTTTTTGTCTGCTTGAGCAACTCTATTTTCTCTACCTACACCCCATATCTGAGTATCTCCATAATCTGTTTTTAATCTCCCATTATATGCAATCATGTATGCTGACCCATATGCTCCAAAACTCCAATCATAACCTATTCTGCGAGAATTAGCAGTTATATCAACATTATTAAAAGTAAATAAACTCTCATTTATCCCACCTATTCTGTCGCAAGTAAAAGTTATGTATTCTGAATCGTCTGTGTGAATATGTTTTCTTGCAAAACCATATGCCATATTATCTGTACCACCTAATCCATTTGTTAATGTATCTTCTTTTGTCTTATCAAAATAAATGAATATAGGTAGTGATTGTCTACTTGAAGCAGGTTCTGTTAAAGAATATTCTTCGTCGTCTCCTAATAAGGTTGATCCGTAATTATTATTTGCCATATGTAAATATCTCATATCTTCAACTGAATGTTGTGTGAGAACACCATTCACTAAACTGGGAGGTTGTATTATTTGAGCATTAGTATTACTGAACAATTCAGGATATAATTTTTGTGCTTTAAATAAATCTCTTAGATTATTTAAATTATCCTCAGTCCATGGGATTTTAGTAAATACTAGTGCGGTTTTTCTGTCTGCTTTTGTTATAGTAAAAAATAATTGAGAACCTGTCCCTGCGTCATTTATCTTTTCACCTGCTTCTCTTATTTCAGGTCTCTTACAATATACATTGTAAAAATTACTTTGATAATCAAAGAAATATTGATCAACAGAAGCATTTTGACCTGATCTTCTCTGTGCAAAATTATACCATGCGTCATAACTCAAAGTAGAACTTGACCCACATAAAAAAGGTTGATAAGTAGGAGATTTTGATATAACACTTAAATCTCTTATTATAGCAGTCCCTAATTTAGATTGAAAAACTTTAGGAGTATCTGCTTTTTTTAAAGTTGCTGATATCTCTTTGCCTATATTTTCAGGTGAATTAAAACCCTCTGAAACTTTAATATCTATTTTTTGTCTAAAAATCTTGTATTTATAATGTGAAGGTTGTTCACCTGAAGGTATAGGTGCTGCTATCAATGATCCATTAAGTTCTGAAATACCATTTCTTAAATAGAAATCTCTGTCAATTGCTCTCATTAAAGTGAATCTTGATCCGTCTTGTTTTAATCTAAAATATCCAGTATCTGTATCTTTATCAGTTGAAGTGTCTACATATATGTAGTCGTCACTTACAAATTGATTTTCATATATTCTATCTTCGCTAAAGTATTTTCTAACAATAGGCTCAAAATAATTTCTACCTAATTCTTTGATATCATTTTTTGTCCAGTTATCAGATAAATATTTAACTAATTTATCGTCTGATTGAGTAGCACTTGCATTATCCCATGCCCACCTACGAGGTAAAAATACATATGATCCGTCTCCACTTGCTGCTTTATAAAACTCGCATGTTATTTTAGTTTCACTATCCTTAGGGATAAATGTATCTGTTGTTTCTTTACTTCTTAAAAGTTGTGTATCTGTAATAAGTTCAGTCCCATTTTGACCCATTATTACAGGATAATTATCAAACTCATTTATATCGTCTTCAATATATTTAATAGTTTTTGTTGTATCCATGGTGCGTCCTTTTAATTCTATTGTATCAGCACCAGCACCTATCTCTGAAATATATGCTCCCTGAACAGCAACTCTATCTCCTACATTTAATGTTATACCTTGACCTAGTTCATTTGTAAATAAAGCAGGGTTAGTATCATTACCTGACTTTGCTTGTACTGAATGCTGACGATTACAATCTATAATTTGTAAATCAACATATTCATTAAGAGGTGGTCTATCCATTATATTTATATTAATATTTAATATAATTATTTTATACTTAATATTTGCTTTAAAATGGGGACTTCTTGTCCTCTATATATTTGATCTTCACCTTCAAAATTAAATTGCTCTTTGTCTATTGTGTTGCCGTCATGGGCAATACATATCATACATAATGCAATATCTGTTAGTCCTACATTGTGATCTTGTTTTTGAATCATATCAACACCTTCACCTTGAGAGTTCTTGCGAAATCCGCCCATAGATCTGAAATATTTTTTACTATAACACATGGTTGCTTCATGAATCTGATATTTATGTTCACACTGGATACTTGTCATTCTAAATTGTTTTTCAGGATAACAAAAAATCATAGCATTTGATCCTACTAATCCACATTTTTTCTCCTTTAATGTCAATAAAGAATATTCAATATATGCTGGATTATAAATATCGTCGTCGTCCATGTTTATTAAAAACTTACTAGTTGCTAATTTAACTAAATTATTTCTTTTTTCTCCTATTGTTCTCTTTTTTTTGTTTCTATGATATATAAGTTTCATAGGTAATAATGTTTTCTTTAATTCTTCTACACTATCGCAGAATGGTTCAGTGCCGTCGTCGTCAATCACAACCTCAATCTTCTTATGTGGATAAGTTTGTTTTTTTAAATTAAATATAAATAGTGGCAAAAACTTGTTTCTATTGTAGGTGGGGACTAATACTGAAATCTGAGGATTATCCATTATATATTAATAAAATATTTTATTTTTTCAAGATTTGTCCTCAGTGTCCGCAAAGTCCGCAAAAATATTCAGAATAATTTCATTTTTTTTATAAATGAAATATGAAAAAGAGAGAAGGTTAATTTTTTAAAATCGTAAATATTTTAATTATTTTTGAGGACATTGAGGACATTGAGGACACTTACTTCTTCTTAGGTCTAAAGTGTAAAACACAAACGGATTTGCCTGTAAGGTCTGTTGCTAGTGTATTGTTTTCATTCACAATTGAAATAGAGAACATGTTTGCATTCATTTCATTAGGATTATTTATATCCACATATACTCTCTCAGGTGATTCAAAGAATAATGATCCTACTGATTGATCTGTACCAGTAGAGAAACGAGGAGCAGCATAAATAATCTTAGAACTTGTAGATTGTCCTGCGTTATATGATTTTACATTATAATTATCTAATCTAACAAATATGCTTGTTGTTGATTTTAATTCAGGTGTTTCAGCAGATTCAAATGTCACCACAGAAGAGGCATTAATACTTGTTTTTTCAGCAATAGTTTGACCATTATATCCTAAAAAGAAATCAGCATTTGCTCTTAAAGAGGGGACATATAAATCAGGATCTTCTTTAAGGACTAATATATATTCATAATCTTCAAAAGTCCCACTTGCATTAATCCCTTTGTAAGTATGCTGTGAAGCATTGTTAAGTTGATTATATTTTCTCGTGTCAACTACTTTGCCTATTGTTGATTGCTGATTTGTTGAGTGAAGATATGCCCACCAGTCATTATCCGGATTATTATAAGTAAAATTAGATATAACACGACCACCCCACTTATCAATAGTGCATGTAGGTTGAGGATTAGATCCCTTACCTTGAATAAATATGAATGGATAAAGGTTGCGACATGTATCAGCAACCGGTTTGAATCTCTTGCCCTTATCACCTGCTGTATCCACAAGAACATACCATTTAGATTCAGAGGCAGAATATAATTCACATTTTACAAGTTCATTATTTACAGAATATTTAAGTTTTGAGAATTGTTTTTGTGAGTTGTTTGTTGACCAGTCATAAAAATCAGTGAATGATCCATTATTTGTATAATCAACCGATTGCATTGATAATGGTTCGTCTGCGTCATATCCTGCGTCGTCACTATTCTCTGCTAATTGATATGCTAAAATATGTCTATTGCTCCCTGTGTTAAAGTCTTGAAATCCACCCACTAAGAAATCACATTCTATTTCAGGATAATATAATCTCCCTGTCCTTGCTGTTTCGTCTGAATTACCATTAGGATTATATAAACTATTCACTTGATTTGCCGTCGTTTGACAACGAGTTAGACCAACTCCCCAACTTGTAATATTACCTGCTGCTCCTAATTTAGTGATATCAACTATAAACTCACCACCATTGAGTGCAAGAGGTGTATCACTTGCTATTGCTTGATTAAATGGTGAGGTAGCAGCAGTTTTACCGGTAGGTGTTAGAATATTACTTGCTGAATTAAAAGATAGACCTCCAGCAATACCAGTTGTGTTAAACTTATTAGTCCAGTTTGTAGGTTTATTATCAAGTGCTGATCCATTTGATCTCTGTTGAAACTTCAGATCCCACCCTAAAAAGTCATTACCTGCTGCGTCTCTCTTAGGTTCTGCTGTAGGTAATCCAAATGTCTCAGGATTAGGTACACCACGACTCAAAGCAGGTTGAATGAAATCAGAAGCAGTAAGATTGATTGTTGCTTCTGTGACTCCGTCTATATCCATGTCTACATAATGAGGGGCAGAAGTTGTTAAATCTTTATTATCATTTGTTAGTTTAACTCCAAAATATTGATACCATACATTTGCTGGATTTAAAGTAACTGAACCTTCTTTATTCACCTTTAAAGATTGAACAGCAACCTCAGAATTAGCCGGTAATCTT